CGCTGACGGTTTCGCGGAGTTTGGTTTGCACGTTCGTGGCGACTGCGCCAAGGCCAGCCTGCAAAAAGCCGACGTACTGCGAGCCTGTGGATGCGTTTGTTATGGCATTGAGCGCGTCGCCTGCGGTGGTGACCACGCCATTCAACAGGCTGGTGCCTGCTGGCGTATAGGGCAACCCCGCAGCGCCCTGCTCCACGTTGTCTACGGTCCACACCTCCACGTCCGCAGCGGTGGTGAGCTTGAGCTTGTAGGCAGCGTCACCCAACCACAGGGACGTCTCGCCCCTGCCATTGAGAATGATGGGGTTAGCCGCAGGGGTGGTGCCGGTGGCGTCGGTATACGTGGCGAGTGGCGTGGTGGTGCCCGCCGCGTAGCTGTACAACTTTCCCCCAACCAGGGGGTTGCCGTTGGCGTCAAAGAATTGGAGCTTGGGCGTGGGGGAAAGTGCAGCAGTCATGGCGAGCCAAGATTGGGGTTGTAGATGCCGGTGCGGCCACGGTCCGTACTGTCAAAGCCTCGGCCATTCCCAAACTCGTAGACGTTGTGGTCCGGCGCGGCGTATTCGCTACCCCAGGCACGCTCCACCAACTGCTGCCAGCTCTGCGTGGAGCTGGTCACCTTACTGCGGATTTGCCGGGTGGTGTTGGTGGGGGTGGGTGTAGTCATATGCCGGGTAGTGTACTACGTATACTCTGGTTCGATGTAGCCCACTTCTCGCAAATTGGGGGCGTGCGGCTCTAGGTCGTAAATGCGGGAGACGGCGTCCACAAGGTCCTTGGCCCCGCCGTAGGGGAAGAAGTGAATCTGCATCTTCAGCTCTTTGCTGAGATCGTAGATTTGGTTAGATTCATCCTTGCGGCGGATAGACTGCGCAATACGGTGCGTGTAGCCCGTATTTTTCATCCTACGCTGCGTGGTGGTGAGGTTGTCCTCGTCCGTGTTGTAGGGCAGGTAGAAGCGGTGGCTACGCAAGTCAGGCCCCAGGCGCTGCACGCGGTCAACCTTGGAGCCCTCGCTGTCACGGGGCCACATCAGCTCCTCAATGGGGAAGTGCCCGCCCTCGTTGGGCTTGGCCATCTGCTCGCGGAAGTAGTCCAGGTCAGCCTGTGCGCCAAAGGACTCGTACCCCACCTTGATATTTTGCACACCGGGGGCACGCTTCCAGCGGTGGTACATCTGTGCGGTGCGGGTCCAGCGCTCGCGCAAGTCCATCTTGTGGTTGAAACCATCAAGCAGGTACTTGTTCAGCGCGTAGTCCACGCCAACGACTGCAATAGCGGTCTTGGCGCTGCCCTTCTTCTTACTGCGGGCGGGGTCCACCATAATGTAGACATTGAGTACCTCGGGCCGTACTTCGTAGACGCGGAGGTCCTCAATGTCAAACATGCGTTGCTGCCCAGCCAGTGGATTCTGCAGCATTTGGCAGGAGATGGTGGCTTCGCCCTGGTCGCGTACCTTCTTGTCCCAAGTGGTTTGGTCAAACAAAACGGGGCGGCCCGTGATGGTACCGTCCTCAGTGGCGGGGTGCATTCGGACGATGACTGACTTACGCTTAATCATCTCCTCGTAAGTGTCCGCGTAGCTGTACCGCGTGCCGATGTGCCACTTGCGCCCACCGGCAGTGCCCAGGTTATCGCTGAGCTCCCAGGCCTCGGTGGTTTTCTGAATCTGCTCGGGCGTGGACACCGACTCGCGGGTCACCACGTCATCGTAAACCATGAGTGCAAAGTGCTTGGACGTAGGCTGTCCATCCACAAGCCCGTGGGCCTCAATGGTGTTCTCCTTAGGGTTGGAACTACGCCGCACCGTAATGCCGTTGTCCAAGCTCCAAGAGGGGGCCTCACGCTCCGCATTGGTCCAGAACAAGTTGGGGAACAGCTTGCGCAAGTCCTCATTGTTTTCGAACTCTTTTTGTATCTGGCGCAGAAACGCCTTTGCAATCGGCTTGGTGTGGCTGAACAAGCCAATGGTAATCTCGGGGTCGTTGATCACCTCTTGGATGATGCCAGCGAAGGTAATGATGGTGCTCTTGTAATGCTCTCGGGCCCAGAGGTCGAGGTGACCATCGCGGGCGCACTCTACCTCCCGCGTGCGGGCGTACAGCCAGGGGTGTATTGCATCCGTACGGTGCAGCACCTTGACGAGCAGGTAGTACCTGTCATTCTGCGCAAGCCAGGGCTTTACTTTGTCGGAGGGGAAGTTGGTCTCCAATATCTGCCAAAAGTCCGCCACGCTGTGGAACGGGGCGTCCATCAACGCTTGGCGGACTTCAGGTGTCATTGTTCACAACCTCCACGGCACCCATCTTTTTGGCGAGAACGGCGGCAAACTTACTCATCACGGCGTCAACCTGTCCCTGCTCGGTGGGGGAGGGGGGAGGCTTGTCGGTGTCCTCAAACACGCCCTGAATACCAAACGCTTGCCGCTCGAGCAGCACCAGCGTCTTCAAACTGTCTGACAGCCGAGACATGACGCGGCTTTTGGCATCCAAGTCAAGCTCTTCGGTGGAGAGCTGGCTAAACATCTCCCTGCAGACGTTGCGCGCTTGCTTGATGTCTTTACGGTGGGTGGAAAGCACCTCCGCTTGCATCTCGGTATTGACACGCTCAATGACCTCTAGCCGCTGCTCGCGCTGCTCCTCGGCGCGGATGCGGCTAGCCAAAATCATGTCCGCAGTCATCTTGGCGACGAGCTTGCCCTTGTCCCGCACCCAGCCGTGCGTACTGGCATGGGAAATCAACGCGGTGGCGGACATACCAATCATCACGGCGATGTCGGCCACGGGGGTGGACGTAGTCTCATATTGGACTTGTGCCCAGTCCATGTCCCTATGGCGGGCGGGAATGAAGACTACTTTATCCTTCGCCACGCTTGACTACTCCATTTGCGATGGCAATGGCGCGGGCTTTGTTTTTGGTCTTCTTCAGAGTGGAGTTAGCCACAGCGGCCCACTGCTTCTTTTCTTTGGGGGTGTCCGCCCGTTTTGTGTGGCGGGATGCATCGGCCATAGTCCAGGGCATGGGGGAGGCTCCTGTGCGGGGTGGGTGTAGCGGATAAGCGTAGTGTACTGTGGCGGCGCGGCTGAGTGTTGAAAAAATTTCTTCGATCGACTACCGGGCAGAAATTCTGGGGCGTGCAATTTCTCAGGCTTTAGGACCTCAGAAGTTTAGATATGGTGTTTCGGCGGTGAGGGCCACGCACGTCGGGTTTGCAATTCTAAAATTCAGATTTAGTGTTTCAACGGCCAGGGCCACGCACGTCGGGTTTGGGACAGACGCCGCCGTTTACTCCCACAAAATTAAATTCTGGGGTCCGGGTTCTGGTCAGTCCGGTCCGGGGCCCCTGAACATTCGCGTCGGCTTATATTCACGTCGGCTTATATTCGCTGCAAGCAATCCGCATGCCAGCATCATTAGGGTAAACCCCTAGGTATGCCTCTCTCAGCCCGTGGTGTAATGCATGCATGCCTTAGCACTAAGGCACGCAGACCCCGGACCTGCGACTTGTCCGGCAGCTAGGAGCCTACCATGGCACGCAAAGCGAAGACCCCTGTGACCCCTGTGACCCCTGTGACCCCTGCCCCTGAGGCGCAAGCCCCTGAGGCGCAAGCCCCTGAGGCGCAAGCCCCTGAGGCGCAAGCCCCTGCCCCTGTGACTGTAGCGGGCGAGACCGTGACGCTGACTAAGAGCCAGACTGCGCTCATGGGGGTGAAGCATGGAGGGCGGACACTGCCTGGGCAGTACGCACTTGGGGGCAAGGAATACAAGGTGCGCAGTGCGACTAACCTTGCGCAGTGGAATGCAGTGCTTACCGCTATACGCAAGGGTGGAGGCGCGGCGACTGTGCCCGCCATTGTGGAAGAAGGCTTTCCGCTTACCCTCGCGGCTCCCTTTGTGGCGTACGCCACGGCTAGAGGGTGGCTGAGGCAAGTGGCGTAAGCCCCCGGGGGCGCAAGCCCCCTGCAAGCCCCCTGCAAGCCCCCTGCAAGCCCCCTAGGGGGCTTTTTGCGTTGTGGGCAGGGTAACCCTGCGCCCCCTGCGGCCCCTGCGCCCCCTGCGGCCCCTGCGGCCCCTGCGGCCCCTGCGGCCCCTGCGGCCCCTGCGGCCCCTGCGCCCCCTGC